AATACCAGGATGGTCTGCAGTATATTTAACCACCTTGTAACCTTGGGCAGAATAATACACCTGCTCAAGTCTTGTTAATTCGTAACCATCTTTATCAAAAAAATCTACTGCTCTAGAATCGGCAAAATGAATATTATCTATTTCTACATCAACGATAGGCTTCTCGAGAAAGTCTATCTTAGCTATCGTGAACATTACATTGTGCGGTCTTTATTATCTATTGGACCATCTGTTAACCACAACTTACATGTTCTGGTGCCAGCACATTTAAAGTGCAGAATATTGCAGTAACCAAGATCAGCTTTTTCAGCAGTCGCCATGGCATCTGCAGATTTTTCCTTACCCTGCATTCCTACTTCAATACACTTACGCATTTTATCAGAAATATCAAATGCAGCACAATTGCCGCAGGTCATAGTCTTGGCATTTTCTACACTGATGCCCCAGACTTTAGCTATCTTGTTCCAATGTTCACCTGGCTCATTGGGATTAGCAGGACCATATAGATATTCGTCAATGGCATGTTGTCTATTCTTGACGTTCTCATGCAAATCCATTGTAGCTACTGGACAAGTAGCCTCATACAATTCTGCTCTCAGTGAATTAAATTTTTTCATCACCGAAAATACCTTTTGTTCTTTCTATTTGAACATCATTAGCTTTGGCATAATCATCAATTGCCTTTGCCAGTTTAAAATCCAGTATTGTCAATCCATTAACATCTGAGGTAGTAGTTTTTACTGTCACCTCAGTTACATCTTGTTTAATAAGAGCAAAGTGATCTAGTTCTTCGCTTTTATCATTAATGAACTTAATGAAATCTACGGCCAATCTATGATCTTTAGCTATAAATTTTGCCTGAAGATATCTGTGATCAAACATCTCCCAACCAGGAACAATGGATGCTCGCATATCATCCAGTTCTTTATTAGGTGGTACTCGTTCTTCAGCGTCGTTTAATCTAAACTCACCTTCTAAGATATAATTACGAAAATTTATTTTCATCTTCTCGCAAGTCTTTTCTTTTCAAGTTCTCGTACTCTTGGCAACATCTTCACTGCCAGATTAGCTTGTAGAGCTGCCATTCTATTTACTTGCCCTTCAATTTGATCCCTTTCCTGCGCAGATAGTTGAGATTTATCTCTGCCTCTAAGGAATCTATTCATTAATGCTCTGCGGGCTGCTTTGTGCGCTCTGGTCTGCAGAGTCTTAACATCAGATGCTCTGCGTAATTTTATCATCTTGGCAACATCTCTACGAGTAGATGTTCTTGCAAATCTCATTCTACGTTGTATTCTGGACATAGCTGAGATTTTTTCATCAATTACCTCCGGATCATTTCCCTCGAATTCTACTTCATCATCGTTATAAAGTTCAACGATATCATGCCATTCTAAACTGTTTGCCATATTATCAAGTTGATCTTCTGATATTTCTTCTTTTACAAAAGACTTGAAGGATAAATTTTCTTCTCTTAAATCTTTATCTGCAGTGTGATAAGTCTTACCTTTCATTATATAAGAATTTACTCTGGCCAGACCCCATTGTGTGGGAGTTGTACCTGGTCTATGAGATGTTCTCCAGGCTGCTACACCGCGCTTGAATACTTTTCTGAGAGTACCAATTGATACTCCAGACTTATCTGCTTTGTTTCTGAGTGCAGCTTCGGATGATTCATCTAACATTTCGCCTTCCTTTTCAACTGATTCGTCAGCTTCTCCTGCGCCCTTAGGTGCATGTGCATAAGGCTCATCTGCTAAAGTTAAATCCTCATCTTTAGCATTTTTAATCATCTCACCGACATGCCCTTTCATATAAGGTTCATGTTCATCTATCGCATTTAATGCCTTTAGTGCAGAATGTGCATTGGTATAATGCTGAGTAAAATCATGAATGTGTTGCTCGGTTCCTTCTGTGCGAGATGCCTTCAGAACACCAAGATAATTGTCGGTTGCCTGAATAGCTGCTCTTAATAATTCGTGATCTACATGTACTTTATTCATTTTGCAGTGGCTCTAAGCATCCATCCATGCTTTTGATGTGTTTCAATTCTACCCTGAAGAGAATTGGAAATACCAATTTCACCTTGTTCTTCAGCTATTTTATATGCAGTCATCAAGGATATAATAACTAAATTATTATCTGCTTCAAGATTTACTGCCATTGTTCTTGCATCGGGTACATCTCCGTCGGGCATAATGCCTGATGCCATAGATGTTGCCCTGTGCCCTGGCGCTTTAACATCAAGTGTTCTAATTAATTCTGCAATGGTATCGGTTGCGCCCTGGGCATCTTCATAGATATCACCAAACATACCATGTAGGGAATGAAAGTGTAAACCTTCTATATTCCAATGATAGTATTGTGCTTTTAAATAAAAATTAAAAGTGTCGCCAAGCGCTCTACTAAGTGCTTCTACTAATGGATTCATTATAACTCCGTATACTGTCTAAATTGCATATGTCTAACATTCTGAGGTTTCATGGCAATACCCGCATGGACCTTGGCCAGAACTGGTTCGTTGGGTCCAGGGGGTGCCTCATAAGGGCCGACTTTACTAATCAATTCTGTAAATTTTTTTCTTGCTTCTGGGCTGGCATCAAAATGTTTTGTCTTGTATCCACCATATTCTATTTGATTATTTGATTCCTGCAATTCTTGTTTTTGTTCTGGAGACATTAGCAAATATGGAATAATTGTTTCAGTTTTTATTCCATGCCTTTCTTTGTATGCCTTAGTATACACTGATGGCTTTGTCTTTACACCTTTATCAGTTGACCATTGTTGCATTAAACTTGGATCATCTGGATTAGCTTTTACTTTTTCTTTAGCGCGGTCTTGATTCTTCTTTACTTCGTAGGGCGAGGCTACTCCTTTAGGAGCATTTTTCTTATTGACATCTGGATAATTTTTGAAACTTGGTCTTTGTTTTAGTGCACCGGATTTGGTTTTATATTTTTCTTCGTTGATATCTGTTATCCAACGTTTGACTGTAGATTTATCTTCTAATTGTAGTGTAACGTAGTTTGAACCTCTGTATACTATCTCGCCTTCTACACCGTCGTTAGTCTCAACCTTTTCATTTAATTTATAGATGTGTCCCAGCACATATTGTTCTCTTAGATTCATTTCTTCTTTCATACTTAAAGGTTTACATTTACCGTCTGTATTGCACCAGTATTCGCCTTCAGGGCATTGTATTTCGCCTTTGGGTGTCATACTTTGCATATACTTTGTTCCACCAGGTGTGCCCCAGTCGAAACGATAAGGATTTTCATAATCCTCTTTTAAAGATGATCTTACTTTATGGTAGACGTCTTCTTTATCTTTGTCGGATAATCCATGCATCATACCTTTCTTAAATTCTTCTTTGTTACCAGCAATAGCATGAGAACGTAGCTTGGATGCAGACATTCCTTCAGCGCCCTCAGCATCTGGATCTCTGTGCCCTGCTGACACTATCTTAATGGATTTATAACTATAATGTTCTGGTTTATTGTTGTATTTGTGCAGTAGATTATGGTATTCTTCCACTCTATCAGAACCAGCAACTACATGTAAATGATGGTAACCTTCACCATGTAGTTTCTTAGCTATGTGTATTATACTTGGAGATTCTTTGCTAGATGATCTGACACTCAGATTACTATGGTTTTTGTAGGCTTTTTTGATCAAGCCAACCTTTTCTGATGCAGATAAGGGATTCTTTTTAGCATCCTGTGAATGGGATACATAGATGTGAGGAGTACCACCGACACTTTTTGCGTGTTCAATGGTTTTGTCGAACAATTTTCTATGCCCAATTGTTGTGGGGTTCGCTCTACCCCAGGCTACTACAGCGGTTTTTTCCATTAGAATATAGTCTTGTTACAAGTATCATTTATTTATAAAATATAATATTTTGGTTATAAAATTCTCTCTATAATTATACTATAACCTGTTGTATTGCTAGAATTGTTAGATACTATGAAGGTTACTCGATATACTTTTTCTGCGTTTTTATCAACAATAGTCGCAATAACCATATCACCACGATTGTCTAGTCCGTGGGCAGAATATAAACTTGTGAAAGAATTTATTAAAGCACCACCGTTTTGTGCGCCTAAGGTACCTGCACCATTAACATATCCAGATATGGTCCAGCCAAAGATATCTTACTGATCCATTGCTCTAAAAACTGCACCTTTTTAATAACCGAAGATAACTTTGGATCTATGTCTAAAGCTTCTGGTTGTTGGTAGGAGTTTTCGTTGAGCTTAATTGCTCTTGCTGCTCTTTCTGCAAGGGACTCGGTTCTGGTTTCTGATACTTCTGCGGGTTCAATTTGCTCGGAGGCATTTTCGGGCTCTTGTGGCGAATCCAGGTCATTTACTTCCTCCGTAGTTTGAGACAAAAATTCCTCCAGCTCATCAAGAGAAGGAGGCATGGGAAAATCTGGTTGATTCTTTATTGTCTGCACTTCAGTCTTTACTTGCTGCAGTGCTTCTTGTAGATCCTTAATCCAATTTGATCTTGCAGATTGTTTTATACTCTGTTCAAATTCTTTTTGTCTATTTACTTCTTCAACTATAGAAGGATCGATATCTTGTCCAAATGTTTTGGATAAGTTAATCAAAAGTTCTTTTTCTTTGATGTTTTTTATAGACATAGTATTGACACGGTGTTATACTTCTCTATGTAGCCTAATAATAATCATGTTCTTTTAGGAAATCGAGGATTATATTTTAGTGCTGCAGCAATGTGATTAGGAACAATTTTAAAACGAATGTTTCTAGTCTTTTTATCAGCAACGACAATTCCTTCATCGGTACTTGGTGCCCCATCAATATGTGTTGTAAAGTTACTAGGTTTATTATGATGCAAAGTAGAAGATAATGCTTCGGTAACTTTATTGATATGATTATGAAAATCAAATATAGATTTAAATTTAGGTTTATCTCTATCGACTTCATTCATCATATTTTGAAACGCAGCACCTTTTTCAGCTTTAGACTTTTCTGTCTTGACGGCTGCTTGTCTTTTTTCCATAATTCTTTTTAAATGCTCCTTGTATTCTTCATGTGATGGTGGTGCAAGAGGACCTGCTTCTGATCTTAAAGAATTCATGTAAGTAAGCAAATGCTCCTTATGTTCTTTAGAGATATCAAAATGCACAGGATTTTTCTTTACTATTTCTTCTGCGGCCACTAAATGTTTCTCTGCAATGTCTTGATGTTTTTGTTCATAATGTGACGACTTGGGTTCATACGATGTATCAGCAATAAAGACATTTCTTGAAGGATTGATAGCCTTGGATGACACGCCGGATTTGGCACTGTTACCTTCATACTCGGTGTGCAATGCAATACCAAACTTCTTTGGTTTACCTGAGTGTTTATACTCTATTCTATTTGGTGTAGATGATACATGTTCATCTGTTACCTTGGGATCGCCTGGTGTACTTTTCTTTTCATCCTTAGTATAGAGCAGATCACCTTGAACGGTGTGCCCTGGTTTAACCATATCTTTACCGTGTTTAAGAACGTGTTTTAATGCTGCAGCTAATCCTGGAGCATGACCATGATTCTTTTCAATATCTTCCTCTGAATAATTAATTTTCGGATTGACATTGAATGCGGACTTAGTTGATACTGAAAATCCGAATGTCGGATGATTTTTCATTATAACACTTACACCACCATCAACCTTGCGAGACGTATATACCTTGGTTGATTTGCCTGTCTTAAAATATTCATGAGTTGCTTTAAGATCTCTAATAGCAGACTCGGCACCGTTCTTACCATACAGCACATGCATTTGATATGGATGATCCAAATGAGCTAGTTGCTCATTAGTATTTTCCTGTTCAGAAATAAGTGTTTTAAAAGTCAACATTAGATGTATTCGTAATCAATCATTAAATGTGTAGGATACAACCCACCTGATTTTGATCTTAGATTAAATTGTAATTTATACGCATTAGTTTCTACAATTATATCTACTCTCTTACCTGCAGCACCAGTGCCCAATCCTCCGTAATATACAGTACAGGATTTCGGTGTTGCTGCTTGATCTAAGTAAGATTTAGTCATTTCTTTATGTTTAATACTTGCACCCAACAAATGAACCATATGATACCCATACCCAATACCACTTTTTATAAATTGTTGTAATACTGTTTTATTAATTTTACCAAAGGTATTATCGGTATCCTTAAACATTTTACCTGCGCCATATGCTTCAAAGGTTGCTATAAATTTAGCCTCACTCATTCCAAACATATCTAATAGAATTTGTGCATTTTGATTGTTTAATTTATTAGCTTTGAAATCTTTTTCAGGGAATAAAGTGGCAACACCAGGATTTGCAAACGTAACTTTTTTACCATATTTAAGTGATAAGAATACAGTCTTACCCATATTTTTTTGGGTACCTTCAACATTTATATCTGTAACTATTCTACCAATATTTGGATCGCCTGCTGTGCCGATGAACACACCTGAAGTAGTAAATTGTAATGGTCTTTTCTGATTTAATTCGCCCATTGGTATAACTTTATCTATGGTCGATAAATGATAGTATTTTACAAATTCTATAATAAATTTTTCTATCTTTTTATCTGATATAGTTTCACCGCGTATGTATTTGTTTATATCATTTACCAGATCAGATTCAAATTTAGTACCGAGATTAACTCTTGCCTCAGTAGATGCTCCTTTTCGAGATCCCTCACCAAAAGCCATCGATAAATTTATTTTTAATGTATTCTTTAGAGTGGGTAAATTTAGGGGAGATATTCTTCTGGTTATTTTTACTTTACTTGGCGCAGTAGTATCAAGAGCAAATGGAAATTTTATATTGGGATATTTTTCATCGAAGTAATTGAACAGCTTAAAATAATCATCCACGTATCTCTTATATGGTGCTGTTCCTGCTACCTCACCGAAATTTTTGGGAATAAAAGTAAATGCCATGTTTGCTCCTTATTTTATATTTATAGAAGCCTATTACATGGTTAGAGCCGGATTAACCGGCTCTTTTTTTAAATATTTTCTGCCCAGGATTTTATTACGGGATGTAAAATATCATCAGTATAATCCATTTTCATCGTATTAACTATTGCCAGCACAACTTGAATATTACCTTTGACATATCCTTTATTTGAATTTATACGATCTACACTAGGTCGATAAGGATTACGTTTACCTTTCGTACCCATTTCCATACTAAAAGGAAACTTGGTAATAGCACATTTACCTTCGCATTCATCAAATTTCTTTTGAATATACTCAGGTGTAAGATCAAATTTTAGATCTTTGGTCTTTGCTCTTGTTTTTAGAGCAGTGTATTCCATCTTACCAAATCTTAAGGGATCAGCTTTACGCTTACGATAACTTGCACCATGTTTTTCCTTTAGTTTTTTCAATTTACTTTCAGGTAAAGATGCAAGTTTTTCTTTCTTAAGCTGATATTCCCATTTAGTAAATGCTTTCAATAAAATAGATTCATCTTCAGTTAATTGCCTTTCGCCTACTTTCTTAACAAGATTTAGGCGTCTGGCTTCTTTAACTAATGCTTTGTCGGTAAAATCAAATGTAGTCATAATAAAGGCTGAGCATAATATTTAATTTAGGCGGAGAATGCCTCGCTACCAGACTGCTTATAAGCAGCAGCTACCATCGCACGACTTGGCTTACCAAGACGATAAGCAGATTTACCATTTTTGGTAGTATTGGTATAAATTGCGTGACCTTCAGAACGAAGTTCACTGATGCGAGGACGAATGCTATCTTCTGAACTGTTTGTTAATCCTGCAAGTTGAGCAGGAGTGAACTGACGACCAGATTGTAGAACCTTCAATACACGAGTTTTTAACATAATTACTCCATTTATATCATTGCAACTAAGGTGTGCAATACGACCATACACTTATTATATAATAAAAAGATACCAAGGTCAATCTGAAGTTAACCAAAAGTTGGCAAAATCTTCAGCTTCTTTTTTAGAATCAAAGTAGTATTCTTTTTCTGTTTCAAAATAATGATCAAGTAATACTACTCTATATCCTTTACCCCGTTCTTTTATTATTGCGGTTTTTAAATTTTCGGTCAGGACCATCTCTTAACTTTCTTAAATATTCTTTTCCAATTAACCCTAGTTCAATTTCTCGTATAGCAGTAACTATGGGTTTATTTTTTGTTGCCATCTTCGGGGCATCACCTCTGCGTAATTCCCTCGCCCTTGCTGCAGCTATTAATACCATATCATACTTATTACCAATTTTAATAGATGCTAATTCAGAAGTTATTCTAGCCATTATTTATTCTCAATTCCTTTAATCTATCTGCTGCGTAACTAGCAGCGAATGAGAGAGGTTTTACTAAAGGGATTACATTACAAGTACCTTTAATATAACCTACTGCCTGAGACAGAACAACATTACTTACATGATCATCGTTTGGATTGATATCCAAATGCACCTCTACCTCTCTGTCTATAAATACCTCAGCAAGTTTTATGTATAGATCCGCGATCTTGTATACTTCATTCATTAATCTAAATGTAGGTTTAGATGCTTTTTGATCATAATCTTTTTCTGTAATTATCTCACCGAAGATTTTACAACCATGTTTTCCATCTATATGAACCACTATGGCAAGAATATAATCAGCGTACCATACATTGTTTCTGCGATATCTTTCAGAATCGCAACCAATATAAATTTTAGTCTCTGGACCTTGTTTATCTATAAATTCTTTTACTTGTTCTAGATTTAGTTTCATTTTACACACCTTAAAATGGTGCCCCCTCCAGGGGTTGCACCTGGCACCAACGGTTTATGAGACCGCGGCTCTACTAACCATGAGCTAAGGGGGCAATACTGGTACCCAGGGCGGGATTCGAACCCGCAGTGTTTCTAATGTGCAAGATTTTAAGTCTTGTGCGTTTCACCTATTTCGCCACCTGGGCGTTAAATTATTATAATGTATTTAGATAAGCATGTCAAATGCTTAGTTGATCAAAGTTACTATTACGTAACCATTTCCGTTGTTGGTACCGGTAACATTACTTACGTAACCAGACAGAGTATAGGAACCACCACCACCACCATATTGTCCATCGCTTGCACCACCGTTGCCTCCTCCACCTCCACCGCTATATCCGCCACCGCCACCTGCCCAAACGTAAGTATTAGTCGCATTGTTATCACCGTTACCTGCGCCACCGCCTCCACCGAATCCACCTCTAATAGCATGCATGGATCTAACGTTTGCTGCTACATTGCCACCTATCCAATTATTTGCTTTACTTCTTCCTTGAAGACCGTTTGCTGATTGACCATCAGATAAAATACCAGCACCAGGTCCGCCATATAAAATACCCCTGGTACTTACGTTACCGCCTCTTCCATTTCTACCACCATAGGAAAAAGCTCCGCCTTGTATTGATACATTTGTGCCATGTATCGTATTACCTTTACCATGGGCAGTCAATTGATTAGTCAGTAATGCTGTTCTAGTCGATGCTGCTCCTCCGCCTCCCCCGCCTACAACATAGAAAGTAGAAGTAGTGTTATCATAAACAAATGAACCTCCTCCGCCAGCACCGCCCGGAAATAACGGACCATTAACATTGCTTCTGTCTTGTCCCTCTTGTCCAACAACTATGGCAATTTTATCATTTTGAGTAAGAGCTATTTCAGCAACAATTTGTGCCCCGAATCCGCCCTCTAAATTTGCTGAATGGCTTTTACCACCTCTGGCTCCTACCGCAGTAATTCTATAAGTACCAGACTTAGGCACAGTCCAAAGTTGTATACCTTGAACTGGGACATTAAAATAATCAGTATTATTTAACCAAGAATTATCTACAGTATTGTAGTTTGCTAAACATTGAGAAAGAGTAGGACCAGCTCTACCCGCAACATTTGCTGCGGTAAATGTGAATGTAGAAAAAGAATATAAGTCAGAATTTATTACAACAAGTTCGGTGCCAAGATTACTTCCTGATATGTTTAATCCAGAAATATTTAAATTTGGCATTACTATTTTAATAGTGCTTTTAACTTATCCCAATCTATCACACCGTTTTCATCCATGTATGTACCATAAGTTTTTTTGATTGGTTCAATTTTTGTCTCTTCTTTTTTAATGGATACTTTTTTTGCTGGTGTTTTTTTAGCAGATTCTGTGGGTTTTGCTTTAGGTGTTCTGGCCATAGTAATTCCTTACAAAGATATACTATATATATGGTGCCCAGAGAGGGATTCGAACCCACACTGTACGGCTTCTAAGGCCGGTGCCTCCTACCAATTGCGCTATCTGGGCATATTTTTTATAAATAATAGTATGGTTAGATATTGCTGGTAACAATATCAACCACAGCTACAG